ATTGGGTTAGCTGAAATTCTTGGCCCTACAACTCTACCAACATTAGAGCCAACATTTCTAGCGGTTGAAGCAGTGCCAGAAACAATATTCTCTAAACCTCTTTCAACAGGTCCTTTTAGCTCTTCCTGACGTTTTAATCTTTCTGCTTCTAGTGCTTTTCTACGTCTTGCTTTAGCAGCTTCTAAAACTACCTTACCTTGTGGGCTGTCAATCTTAAGAGATTTTCCGTCTTGAGTAATTACTCTATTTCCAACCACTTTAACATCAAGACCTTCAAATTCATCTGTGCTTTTTGTTTTGGGTTTCTCAGTTTTAGGTTTTGCATCATCTGCTTTTTTCTTAAAAAAATTTTTAATTGCATTTTTAGTGCCTTTAACAAGACCACCAAAGAAAAAATTAGCTATACCACCTTCTGCCATATCTGCTGGCATCATTAAATCTGTCAGACTTGCATCAGAAGGTATATCTTTTAACATGTCTTTTTCTATCATTTGTTCTGCCTCTGCTCTTGCTAAAGGTCTTTCATCTGGTGGTATTTCCATAAAAATTTCTTGAACTTCTGGGTCTAGAAGTATGTCAGCAGTAAGAGCCGTTCCTAATAATTTTAATTGATTATCAACTCCACCTTGTATGATGTTTTCTGGAAGACTTCTCATGTAATTAGTTGTCATGTTAGATGACACGGCTGGATTTAAAACATTTTTACCAACTTTGTACCCACCCCTAGCAGCCATAATTCCTCTATTAGCTGCCGCACCAAGTGGACCTGCGAAATAAAGTGGTGCAAGTGCCATACTCAAAGGATCACTAGGGTCAACAAAAAAATCTGTTACATCTCTTAAGTTAAATTGATTTGGATCTTTTTGTAAATTAAAAAAATCTGCTATACCATTCATTATGCGAAAGGTCCTCCTATGTTAGATGGCATACCTACAACATTAGTGCCTGTAAAAGGCGTCTGTCCTCCAGATTGTTGGTTTCCGCCACCAAATAAACCGCCTAGAAAGTTACCAATACCAGTTCCTATTTGTGGGAATAATGTGTTAAGCCCACCCAAAGTACCTATGCCTTGAGCAATTCCACTAGGTTGTTGAAAAGCCTCTCTTTGATAACCAGTTGTTTGAGTACCGCCACCAAATTGTCCAAATGGCATGCCTGTTAATAACTGTTGTCCCCTCAGCAGTCTTTGGAATGGCATATCAGCCATTCTTTGAGCTGCGCCAAACTGTCTAGTTAATGCTGCTTGTTGAGTTGCTTGTCCTTGACCGCCAAGTTGGTTCATTAGTCTAATTTGGCTGGCCAGTTGATCTTGACCTTGTTGTCCTAGACCAGCAAATCCAGTTCCTATTTGTCCAAACTGACCGCCTAGCCCTGCGGCAGTTTGACCCAATCCTGCTATCTGTTGACCAATACCCGCTTGTTGAGCGCCTATACCAGATTGTAAAGAAGCTAATCCTTGTTGCGCTCTTCTAGCATTTTCAAAAGCACTCATAGCATTTCTTTGAGCGTCAGCAAATCCAGAACTTCTTATAGCCCCAATTCTTTCTGCTGCCCCTCTAGCAGCTTGTCTAGCTAATTCTTCTTGTCCTAACCTTGCCCTAGAGCCACCGAAAGCACCACGAGATATAGCCCTGTCACCTGCACCAATACTGGCTTTTGATAAGCCTTCACTAACATCTTGTAAGGTTTGTTGAACTACATCTTCTTCAAAAGGATTAAAGAATGCTCTAGAACTTTGTGGATCAAAAAGCCCTAAAGAACCAAGTCCACTCATTTCTGCTCTGGATAAAGTGCCTAACCCTCTGCCCATAGCCCTACCAGCAAATGGTAAAGCTTGTAAAGCTGTATCTGTTATAGCTTCTCTTTTGCCAAAAAGTCTTTCTGCCTCGCCTAAATATGGTCTAAATCCACCTAAACCTTGAGTTAAGGCTCTAGATTGTAATTGTAAAGGTGTTAGTCCAGCAGTTTGTTCTATTGGAACATCTAATCTTTGGCCTATCATACCAGGTGACTCACCAGGTACACCAAAGTATGAAGCTAATATTCTTCTACTGTAATCTTCTATATATGGAGATATTTGTCGAAAACTTGTTTGTGGCAAAGTCAATACTTGAGCAGGTGGCCCTAATTTAGTTTTGCTTTGTAAGAAATCAAATATACTCATTAAACCATACTCCCTAAACCTTCACTCATCTTTTGTTGATCATACAATTGTTTTGCACCCATCATTCTTTGTTCATACATATCGTTTGGGTCTGCTCCCATCATTAACCCTATACCTCTAACTGCTGCTGCATTGGTTACAAATTCTCCGTCAGATAACATCGCTGGTATCTCGTCTCCTTTTTCACCACCTGGACCAGTTATTAATTTATCTCTTTCTGGAAACTTACTAACATCAACACCTTCTTCGTCTGTGCCATCAGCAGCGTAAAGCTGCCCAGGTATTCTTCTTGCTTGAATATTAAATAAAGCTTCTTGCGGTGGTGCTACTAAAGGACTAAAAGGTACACCTCTAGATTGAGCATATAGTTTTTCTACTTCGCTTGGGTAATACATATAAGCTGGTGGATTAGCCATTTGAGGGTCTATGTTAATAGACTGTCCAGGAGTTGTAGCACCATACATAGAGAAAGGATTAAACTGTGTGCCTTGACCCATTCCAGGCATGCCACCCATTCCTGGCATTCCGCCTTGATCTCCGCCAAACATGTTGCCAAACATTTCAGCAAACTGTCTTTGTTGATCTCTGATTCTTTTATCTTGTTCTCTTTGTGCTAAAAAATTTAACCCTAATCTTCCTAAGTCTGAGTCAAAAGCACCAAGGCCTCCTAGTAAAGCCCCTGGACCGCCTCCAGTTAATCCGCCACGCAAGATGTCGCCTAAAATATTTCTTTGTCCTTCAGCGCCAGGTTGGAATAAATTACCTATACCTCCTCTTAAAAGATTACTAACATTTCCAAAAAGACCAATTTTATCAGCACCAGGTAAAATAAACTCACCTACAGTTCCTAAACCAGAACTTATAGCACTACCAAGATTTCCAAGCCTACCAAGTATATTGCTACCAACATTTCCTACAGCTGTTCCAGTGCCTCCCAAAGCACCACTTAAAGCTGAACCAGCGCCAGGTATTAGTAAACCTCCTAAAAGTGCAGCAGTTCTTGGATTATCTTTTATACTTCCAACCAAACCTTTACCACTTGGGTCAATGCCTAAGATGTCATCAAAAACCTTACCTCCAACTTTTCTTAATAAACCCCCTAAAAACATTTTTTGTGGCTCTTCCATTAAATCAGCTACGCCACCTCTTGCTATCATTTTCATTAAATCTTTTCTAGACATATCTTCAGCATTTTGATTTTTTTGAATCATTTTTTGAAGTTGCATTAGCTGTTCTATACCTTGAGCTTGAATGCCTTGAGGATCTGCACCATCAGCAAAGCCTGGCACATCATAGCCAAACCTTTCTTCTACTAATGCTGGTTCTTCTTTTGCTAGTTTTTGTAAACCTTTATTTGCTTTTGATAAATCTTTCATTTCTCTCTGGAAACTCCTTTTGTTTTTTCAAATGTTCTAAGGCCGCCAAGGCCGAGCATCCCCATTAAAATGGTGGACAGTTGTGCGAAATCAAATTCGGGTAAATTTATTTCATTATAACCGAATAAACTCAAAACAGTATATAAAAGTGGATTTAAAATAAAATGCCAAAGAAGAGCAAAACCACACACCCAACCGATAAAAGGGCGCCAACCAGCAACAAATATACTTTTATGAGCAGCTTCCGCTTTGTTGACTTCCAACTGCGCAAGATTAGCTTTGTGAATTTCGGACTTGAGTTCATATTCTAGTTTGGTTCTAAGGTCTTTATCAGCTATGAATTTGCCTAATATTTTTTCTATAGGACTTATTAGACTGTTTAAATCTATCATGAATATGTGGTTCTCTTTCTACGATCTGACATAACAGCGCCACAACCTCTGTGCAACTTACCAATCATACCGCCATCTCTTTTCTTAAGAATAGTTTTTACATTAGTTGGTTTACCACCCACACCTTGAGGTTTAGCTCTTTTTCTTCTAACAGCACTTTTTATTTGTGCTGGTGTCATAGATTTAGCTTTAGATCTTGGCACACACTTAGGGTATTTTCTTTTAGAACTTTTAGCAGACTTACGACCACAGGCTTGAAACTTGCCATCCTTTTTAGGAGCGCCTATATCTACCCAATCACCTTTCTTACCTTTACCAAACCACTCTGTTAATGACATTACTTTTTCCTTGTTTTTCTTATAGACTCTTTACCTTTTCTAAAAATACTTGCTACTAATTTTTTACCCATAACTTTAGCTCTTTGCTCACCGACAGTTAAAATTTGTATCTTTCTAGCAAAAGGTTTTTTAATTCTTTTAACTTTAGCTACAGTAGCTCTAGCATCAGATGGAGTAGCAAACTTTATTCTAACAGTATCTTTAGGGTTTTCATCGGTATATAGTCTTCGACCACTACCTTTTGGTTTTTTCCCTGTTCCTACTTTAGGGTCTCTTTTTTTTCGACTCACTTCATTTAAGGTTTCTTACCTCTATAACCGCCACCACGTTTTTTATACGTTCTAACTAACCAAGCGTTTGCGTAAGCGCTAGGATATACCTTAAATTTTCGTTTTGCTTCTGCCTTTACCCTTGCATACAAAGATGGGTTTGTAGGCTTTGGACTTTTGCTAGAAGACTTTTTTTTAGCTTTTGGTTTTCTTGCTGCCATAATATTTTATTTTACATCAATTTATACAGAAACAGTAACTGAACCCAAAGAAGAAGTTGATGAAAGTCCAGAAGCGTAGGTTCTATGTGATGTTAGGTCAATAAACTCAGTGCCATCAAAAACCTGTAAAACCTCAGTTGTTGTGTTGAATATTATAGTTCCTCTATTAAAACTACTAGAGTCTCTCTCCTCTGTGGTCATGGAAAGAGTTGCTACAGGATCAAAAGCGTTTAAATTTATTTCTAGTAAACGTACTAACCTGTTAAACGTATCAGCACTAACATCATCGCCTTGCGCTAAAGGTAATCTGGTATTTAATAATTTTGCCATTATCTCCTGCCATCTGGTGTTAAGTCTAGTCTAGTTGCTCCTAGCCTCCATTTAAAACGTGTCCTATTACCCACATCAGCATCGTCATCAGACTCTATTCTAAACACAACTTGTCTTGCTCTAGTTCTAATATGTGATTGTTGAGTAGAACTATTTATTATGCTTGTTGAGCTTGTCGTTAAACTATCCCCTGGAAAGTTTCTTTGTTTTATTACAAAGTTAACTTGGCCACCATCAGCAGAATCTCCTAAAAATCTAACATCTGGTATAATTCTTCTTAGAAAACTAAATCGTTCTCCATCTTGAAGGTCTAAGTCACCTGATTCTAGAAACACATTATCCATAGGACTACCATCATCATCTTCGCCTGTTTCATGCGTAAATAAAAAATTAGTGCTACTTGTTGTCCCTGTGGCTCTTGGTTTTTTGAACACACCATCATCTACCCATGCGTGTCTTTCTAATTGACCTATCGCCCAATTTTTTTCTAGATAATTATATACAACATATCTATCTATTTCCTGACTTGACTTGGAACAATAAAACCAACCAACTTCATTAAATTCTCTGTTGGTAAAAGCAAATGTTTTGAACCCTTGAGACTTATTAAAATCATCTAAAACATAACTTAAAACAGAACATGCTAATCTTCTTACCGCTCCGTTGTACGTGTAGAATCCATCACGAGCCATCCAATAAACACCATCTGGTGCTGTAATAGCGGCTTTAGGGCCTATTAACCCAACATTTTGATTTATTAAATTAATGCCAAAAGTAAAAGGTGCGCCTATAAATTGCATTGAATATAAAGAAGTGTCTGTCCATATAAGTATCTCTTGCCTTGATTTTATGCCACCGACTATAGTTGAACCTGCTGATAGTCTTAGTGAACCTGCTGTATTAGTTATCTTTGGCTCCCACTCAGCTATATTCTCTTGATCTGAAAAAGCTATAAGCATAGGGTCAACAGAACCTGTTCTAGCAGTACCAGCGTCATTAATGGCGTCTGCTCCTAAAACTATAACGTGTCTATCAATTTCAGAAGTTATGACTTGCAAACCTCTAGTTGGCGCTAAGTTTGCAGAGGATAAAGATGTAATATCAACTGCTCTTGTAGAAACTCCATTGGTTTCATCCCAAAGATATATGCCACCATTTCTAACATTAGCCACTAAGTCTTCGCCAAAATTATCTTGAGACCATAACCTTAATTGGTTTGTATCTGATAATGATGCTGATTGTCCCCAAGTTCCGTCACCCCAAGGATTAGCACCCCATCCAGTGCTATCTACAAAAAAGTCTAACCCTACATTAATCTGATAAGCGCCAACGACACTTGAGCCACCATTCCCACTATCGGATGCGTTTGCAGTGACAGTGCTACCTGATGTATCTTTAGCTGTAATTTTATAAGAGTTTGCATTTACTATACTATCTATTTCATATTCTTGGTTTAGAACTGAGGCAATGACATTACCGCCCAAAGAAGATGCTCCACTAAAAGTTACAAAATCACCTTTAACTGCTCCGTGAGCAGTATCTGTAACAGTTATTTCTGATGAGCCGTTGGAGGCACTAAAAGTAACATCGCCTGCCGATGTCGTAGATCTGATTGGCGTCACATCATTAAATGTGGTTCCTTCTAAAATATATAGTTTTGAAGTGGTTCCAAGTCCTAAGTAAGCAGTTCCGTCTAAAGCAATCCAAGGGAATAAAGACCTACACTTACCTAGAAAAGAATTAGTATTTGTTTTTTCCCAACCGCCAATCTTCTCTGGTAGTCCTTTTCTAAATCTTACCAAATTTCCATCGAACCATCCATTCTCATCTAGTAATTGTGTATTTTCTTTATTAATTCCAGGATTAAAAATGTATTTAACTAAACTCATAATTCATCTTTTAATTTTTTTTCATACCATTCAGCTTTCTCAAGATCTTGCTTACCATTCTTTTGTCTAAAGCGCCATCTATATTTAAAACTATTGCCTCTTAAATATCCTATCAATTCTTCTTTAGAGAGCATAGATTTTAAAGCATCATAACACTCTATTTCGCCCTGATTATAATGTTCAGGTTTATTAACATCGTCATATTTCATTTTATAAGCCATTTCTCCTTTGTAAAATTATCTTTATCATCTGTTGATTTAATAATTTTATTTTTAATTTCTACTATTAAGTTAACAGATTTTTTTAAACTTTCTTGAGTATCAATACTCTTTATATATTCTACTTTTTTTTGATAAGTTTTTCCTAAATTATAATTAGGTTCAAAAATAACTTTATCTCTTTTTAAAAAAACAAAGGCAAAAATATCAACTTCAGAGCCATCGTAGACTCTGTATTCTTTTTTATTAGATATTTTTTTCTTAATGTCCCATCTAACCCAATCGCTATTATTTTTTTTAAAAGTTGAGTTAGTGGTTTTTACTTGAATTTTAAAATTTATATTTTTTTTATGACATAGAAAGTCAAAACGAGATGATGATGATGCGGGAAAAATATCATCAAATATTCTAGCTAAATGTGATGCAGCTAGATACTCTCCAGCCAAACCTACTTTTAAATTTTTTGGCACAGAGCTACTCGGTTGTATTTACAATTTATACAGTAAAGATAAATCCACGAAGAATTAGAGTTACCATGCTAGAAATTAAGACCACTAAAAGACCTATAATTGTTTTAGTTCCAGTATCTAGCTTTTGATTTATTTCTTTAACATCAGCATCTATTTCTTCAAATTTACTAAAAGCAGTTTTCCACCTTTCAGACATTTCTTTTTGGTGTACTGCTAATTCTAAATGAACATCTGCTGCTGTCTTTCTTGCCATTATTTTTTAATTTTAAAATTAAGAGCTATTAAATCAAGGTAACTATATAGTTTGCTAATCCATTTATCGTCCCTTTCACTTGGCGTTAGTGTAGCTAAAATAGAAGCTAAACTAATAATGACACTTAACGAAATTAAAAGATCGCTAATCCAATTTAATAAAAACATCACTTTTTACTCCTTTTTTTTAAAGACCTCTCTATCTGTCTTGCTTGTTTTGCATGAAGCTTAGAAGCTCCTTTTAGTTCTTTAATTAATTTCTTTTTTGCAGCTACTGATAATTCTGCCATCATTTACTCCTTTCTTTTGGTCTCCAAACTCTTTTCCAAGCTTCATTTTTATGTTTAGTTTTTTTGTTGTCTGGTATATATTTACCTTTTTCGTCTCTTTGACGAACCCAAACAAAACCTAACATTTCTAAAAATTTATTCCACATTTTCTTCTTCCTTACCTTCTTCTTCTTCTGGCATTAAAGGTTTTAATCTAAGCATTATTTCTTCTCTAATTCCACTTAATGCTTTTATTTCAGAACCGCTCCAAGCTCCTCTTTTACAGGACAAATCAAGAAGTTGTAGCACATTTAATAAAAAAGTTTTTTCATCCATTATTTTCTCCTTATGTTCCTAATTGTTTTTCTACCGAACTAGGATTAATTTTTTCATTAATATTAGATTCTATATTGCTTTTTATTTGTGATACATTTTCTGAACCCATATTGTCTTCTACCCAACCTTGCACTATCGCAGGTGTTAGTTCTGCCCAAGGTATAAAATTTGATAGATCGGATGTATCTAAATAAACTCTGCCTATTGATGTTGCAGAATAATTTTTACCATCAGGGTCTTGATGTGAGTCATCAATGCCTGTTAGTTTATAATGCACTTTATGCACCACATCTGACAAACCATCTTTGTTAGGATAAACTTCACAATCTGATACGTTCCACTCAAAATTAATCATTATGATCCCCCTTTAAGTTGTTGTATTTCATTTTGTAATATTTCTATTTGTTCCTGTTGTTCTTGAATAGCTTTCACTAAATTAGGCACTAAAGGTGCATAATCTAACTCCCACTTTACTGTATCTGAGCCAACTGTAACACCTCTGGCATGTTCCCCTATGTCATCAAAGGCTTTTTTATATGACTGTGCGCCAAAACCACAACCATCAGTTACGCCTGTCTCTTCTCTTGTATATTTAATTGGCTTCAATTTAGAAATTAAATTTAACCCAGCAGCTGGGCCTGTAATTTGTTTGTATCTTTCATCAGATTCAACTGCTAGTGAAATAGTGTCGCCTGAAAGATCGTAATCTAATTTAGCTAAACTTGAGTTAGCATTTTTTCTGTAGAATCTCATAAATCTATAGAAAGAAGCGTCTCCTGTATCTGAGTCTAAAGCTAAAACTGCGTCATCATTGTTACCAGTTTTCTTTATGTTACAAGCTTCGTTTTCAAATGTGCTACCACTACCAATACGCATTAGTTCACTTGTGTTAATAACACCATCTGACTCGATAGCAAATCTTAAATTTTGTCCATTAGTATAAAAGTCTATTGATCCTGTATCTGTTCTAAATGAAAAGTCATTAGCACTACCACCAGATTTAAGAGCATTACCACCAGCAATAAAACCATAGTTTGTGGATCCGTCAGTAAGAGATATACCAGTATTTCCTGCCCCTGCTGTCAGAGCAAGGGTGTTGCCATTCCAAGTAGCATTGGCCTCGCCCTCAAGAGTGTTAGCTGTGCCACTTCCTGTTATAAGTCTGTTGTCTGCGTTGTTGTTGATAGTTGTGCCAGAGGCAGATGCAAAAGACAAAGCACCACTTCCATTTGTTTGTAAAACTTGGTTAGCACTACCATCTGACGTTGGGAATGTGTAAGCTCCGTTAAATTGCACCACTTGGCTTTCATTGATACCAATAGCTACATTAGAACCTACTGTACTGCCATTTCCGATCAAAAGATCATCTGCACTATCGTCCAACCCAATATAAAAATCCTGCGCATTGCCGTCAAAAACTAATTTTGTATCTTCTGCACCTGCATCCCCTATGGTTAAAGTTGGTGTTGACCCATTTATAACTACAGGACTTGCTATAGAAATACTAGACCCATCTGCTGATAAACTGTCTAGTGCAATGTCTCCAACATTTGTTATGTTGGCATCGTTAAAAGATGTAGCTCCAAAAGTATTTGAGGCAGCCGTTGAGGTAATGCCATTGGCAGCAGTTATCCCACCGCCATCTGCAATCGTTATGGCATTGTCACCATCTGTAAACCCAATATTAGCAGTTTGCACTTCGCCACTTACCAATAGATCTCCACCTACAGAGGCGTCATCCGTAACTGTTAAATCATCACTAACTTTTAAATCTACTGTAGATAAACTTGCAAAAGCATCATTTACTGCGGCACCAGAACCTGCGCCATCTAAATAAACTACTTTTACATCACCAGAGCCGATAGTTACTGTAGAACCAGAGCCTTGTTTTATTATTATGTTTTGACTGCCTGAAGTTGCATTTTCTATAAAATGTACTCTTTTTAATGTGTTAGGTCCTATTGTTATAGTACAAGCGCTATCTAGTGTGCCTGTATATTTAATATACATAGCTCTAGCTTCATCAGCCGAACCATCAGCTACAGTAGACGCATGAGTATCAGCATTGGTTGTGATGGCTTCTGTGCCAAAACCAAGCCCCTCTCCGACTAATTCTAAATTTGTATTTGTTGAAGTTCCCCAGGTTCCTGATTCATCCCCTGTGGCTATTTCTTTTAATCTTAAGTTATTTACATAGGTTGCCATTTGTTACCTCTTCCTCATTTTACTCTTTTTTTTCTTACTTGCACAATGTGCTTTTTCACTAAAACCTCTAGGCTTATTACAGTTAATTTTTCTTTTTCTTGCAATGGACCACTTTTTACCCATCGAATGCAGACCAGTTTGGAGTTTGAGAATCTGTTATAACATTATAGTTTGGAGTTTGACTTGTATCAATAACTGACCAAACATTAACAGAATTTAAAGTTGCGGTTAATCTCAAACCAGTAACTGAAACATCTTTTGGCAGAGATGCAACTACGCTACCAAGTCCAGAGGTCATACTAAAACCTGAAACGGATAAATTGTTATTGGTAGAAAGACTAATAGTTCCTAGTCCTGAAGTTGCTCCCTGTTCGGTAACTGATTGATTAACGGCAGCTTTTACTAAAACTGTGCCTAAAGCAGAGGTTGATCCTTGCTCGGTAACTGGTTGATTAACGCCAGAGGATTGTGTGGTTGTTCCTAAAGCAGATGTTGCTGATAAACCAGATACAGATACCTCTATATCTGCGGGTTGACCCCAAGGTCCTGAACCCCAGCTATCTCTGCCCCAACCTGTATCTATAGCCATAGGGTCTGTACCCCTATGCTATAGTTATGATTGCGTTAGCACCAGCAGCAGGGAAAACTATTGTAAAGTCTCCTGCACTTGAAGATTTAGAAGCTCCAAAGCTGATTGTTGCTACTGATTTGTCTGAATTAGTATCGTTATAAATTAAACATCCACTGGCTGTAACTGTGGCTGTGCTAAAAGTTAAATCTGCAAAATCCACAAAGGCCGTAGTTCCTGTTGAAGATGGTGCAGCAATTGCAGGGGTTAATGCTGATCCGCCTGCTGTATAATTTGTTCCAGAACTTTGTCCTGGCAAACTTGTTGCAAACGCTGTTGTGGTTGCTCCCAAAGAGGCGGTAGCTCCTGTGTATAAAGCCAGTTTAAAACTGTTACCACCAGAAGCAAAATTATGAACTCCTTGTAAAAGTTCTTTTTTAAAACTTGTTGTTAATGTTGATGAAATTGCCATTAAAGTCTCCTAATCACTTTTGCTAATTCTTCTTCGCCACCTTTCAACAACTCTTGAATGATGGTGACTTTATATGATTTTATAGCATTCTTTATATAAATTAAAGCAACTTTGTAAATAACATCACGATAAGCTCTAGCCTGTTCTGTTATGTGTGGCTCTTTATCATCTGAAACACCAACTATTTTGTTAGTTAATTGCTCTGCCCAAAACTCTGGTGGATGGCCTCCATAATTGGTAGTAGCAACTTCAATTGCTCCTAGTTTTGGTAATCCTTCTTGGTTCAATATTTATTGGGTTCTACAGGACTTTTTAAATGAGAATCATATCTATCTAAATATCCTGATTGTTTAATATTTTTTTGCACTTTTAGTTCACTAACTTTTTTAACTTTTAAGTTTTGGTGACTATCATATCCTACCACTAGAGGATCTTCTAATCTATGATAACCATAAAGTTTATCTTCAGCAGGTATATTAGCATCTAATAAACTAGAGTTTTGTGCTATATCAACTTGTATATTTGCCTCCATACATTTAGACAACCAAAACTCTACACAAGCTCTGCCAGCTTCAGCAAAAGCAGGATTTGATTTATAAGTAAAATCTACTCCAAATAAAGATACTTTTCTAACTTTATTCCAATATGCAAATGCTACAGCATAAGCAACTGTATTGTTAAGATAATGACACTCAGTTTCCTCTACGACTTCTTTTACAGGATATTCTACTAATCCAGGACAACGAGAATCTTTTTCACATGTATATATTGGACCTTTGTGTTCTAGCAAAACTTTTTTCATAGACTCTGTTTGTCCACCTGCATCATTGCCATCTAAGAATCTAGAAGCTGGATCCATCATAAATACCCTGTCGTGGTATATAACTGAGGAAACTGCGTTTATTGCCCAAACCTCATCAAAGTTTACTCCGTGAGTTTTGGCTATATTAAAATCTTGCCAACTATTGCCTAAACCAACAATAGCGACAGAACTCTCGTTTAATTTTTTAATTGGTTTCATTTTCTCTCTCTCTTATTAATTACTATTGTATAGGTTTTCTTAAAGAATCATACCTATATTCATCTCTCCTACCTCTTGCCTCTGCTCTATTTTTCAACTTAGCTATTTCTTGAGCATATCTTCTTTCATAAACTTGTAAAAGATCAGGCTCCCCTTTTAAAAAAGTATAAGCATCAGCTATACAACCAAAAAGTAAGGCGTCTCTAGCATTAGTAGAAAGCCAAGTTCCTGTTGTGTCAGTGACTAAAGATGTAGGTTGATACAAGTAATGAAGTTCAACATTGTATGCAACATCAGGAACTGGAGCCACTATTAAGCTAGAACCATTGCTAGATGCAGTAGACAATTCTTTATCGAACTGGCCATAATATTTTGGCAATCCTCTTAAAGAACTATCTGATGGGTCTGGTGAAAACTCTTGCATAAAAGATGGATGTTTTAAATCTAAGTAATGATAATCTCCATTACTGTCAATTACAGCCAAACTAAAAGATAAAATAAAATCATTAGGGCAAGTTAAAAATCTATTGCCTACGCTTAAATTACCAGAAACATTTTTTCTAAAGTAATCAAACTGAACTTCATTAAATATTCTATCTTCAGTATTTTTTATAATGTCATCTAAGGTATTTACAAAAGTAGTTTCAGTAGACTCTGTATAATTTTGTATTAGTGTTTTTAGTTCTGCTAAAGTCATTATGTTGTTATGGTAACACTCCCAAGGTTTGATGTTGCTGATAGGGGGTCAAAATTAGTTCCAACAGGGTCTGTGCTTGTAAAGACATGAACATAATCTGTATTTTCATTATCATTATCTGGCCTAGGATCATATAAGGCTTCTGGATCTGATGTCGCTGATACAGGCTCTAACTGTGGATGTTTCATTTCATAACAACTAGGACAAGTTTTCAACCCATTCCATTCTTTTCTTAACTCAAGCAATTTATAACGAAAACCGCATCTATCACAATGCGCTAGAGCATATTTACCTATAGCATAAGCCATTAATATCCTCCTCTAGAATATGGTGCTATTCTTAAAGAAGCTCTATCTTCATCTTGATCTGCTGCTCTTCTAAATTCTTCTTCATATATTCTTTTTAAATCTGGAGACCTTTGAGGGACTCTTTTTAAAGATATGTAATATGCTAACCCAGCAACAAAACATGGATAAAATCTAAATGGCATATCTAATGTATTTGTAGCGGTATCAGCATCATCCATTCTTACAATTTTATTAAAGACTAAAACATCAGTAGAATTTTCTGGACTAGGCCAAATTTTTAAAACAGGTGTTGTTAATTTATCTAGAAAAAATTGTGATGGCCTAGCTTTAGTATCTTTATTGGGAATATTCAAATATTCAGACCTGCTTAATCTTGTCATCTGCAAGTCCGTTGTTACAGTGCCGTCAACTCTCCTTAAAGAAATGTCTAAAATATCTATAACATTTGAATTTAAGGTATAACTAGATGTTCCTTCAGTAACTGTCTGAGTGGCTTGTTCTATAGTCCATTGATTTAAACCTCTGTTTGCCCACTCAGCTAAAAGAAAGTTTATAGACCTTTTAGCCATTTTTAAGTCGTACCCAGTTCTCAGTTCAAGTCCACAACGCTCAAAAGCTTCCTCTATAAACTCTGTAACATTTGGTTCAAAATTTGTACTTCCTGATAATGCCATAATTTATTCTAACATCTCCAT